AGACGGCATACGAGATGTGCGGACGTGACTGGAGTTCAGACGTGTGCTCTTCCGATCTCAGACCATCAAGAAGGGCACTTGGCTGATGACCGTTGAGGTCGCCAACGATGATGTCTGGGAGGCCATCGAAAAGGGCGAGATTACCGGCCTGTCTATGGGCGGCGTCGGGAACTACTCCACGAAGGACGTGGAGCTTGAGAAGGCTGCTGCGCCCGCTGCTGCCGCCGACGAAGTGCCCGACAAGCTGAACCTGTTGGAGCGGCTGGCAAAGGCTCTCGGTGTTGAGAGCGCTATCGTCAAGGGCGAGATGCGCGACAAGTACGAGAAGCGTGTGCGCTCCGAGAAGTTCTGGATTGCGTTCAACACGCTGGAAACCGTGCTGCGTCGTTGGGACTACTGGACGGATGAACCCGCCTACGAAACCGACGAGGCGAAGGTGCGCGAAGCCCTTGAGGAGTTCGACGAGATCATCGTCGAGATTCTCAACGACAATGGCGCGACCATCACCAAGGAACTTCACGACGCCCACCCGACCGATGCTGCTGACGGTGGCGAGGACGCCGTGGAGAAGGCCGGACGCAAGATGTCCAAGGCCAACAAGGAGAAGCTGAATGGCATCGCCCAGCAGCTTATCGAGTTCGCCAAGGAATTCGATGACGAGCCTGACGACGATCAGGACGAGCCGGACGACGCCGAAACCGACGACAAGAACGAAGATGAGGAGGAAACCGAAGTGAACAAGGAAGACATCCAGAAGATGATCGACGAGAGCATCCAGAAGGCCATGAAGCCCGCCGATCAGCCTGCCGAGGAGCAGGTCGAGAAGCAGGCCGAGACGATGACTGAGGAGACCGTCAAGAAGATGATCGCCGACGCCATCGAGAAGGCTACCAAGCCCGTCGAGAAGCAGGCCGAGGAGGCCCCCGCCGCCGAGACCCTGAACGCCGACGCTGTTCAGAAGATGATCGAGGATGGCATCGCCAAGGCTTTCAAGCAGCGCGGCCTTGCGACCGGCATGGACGACGGCTCCACCGGCAACGTCGAGAAGGCCGAGACCACGCACTACCTGCATGGCATCCTGTAAGGCCAAGCACAACATATAGAATGGAGGGACAATACCGTGAGCAACACCGAACTGATCAATAAGGCTGGTACTACCACCACCGCGACCCTCGCTGCGGGTGGCCTGTTGAACCCGGAACAGGCGCAGCAGTTCATTCAGCAGACCTTCGAGAAGACCGCTCTGGGCAACCTGATTCGTCACGTCCAGCGCCGGGCCAAGGCCGGTGAGATCGACAAGATCGGCATCGACCGTCGCATCCTGCGGGCCAAGACCGAGAACGTGGACGACGGCTACCGCGTCACCCCGAAGCACGGGAAGCTGACCTACAGCACCACTCCCGTCCGTCTGCCGTGGGAAATCACCGAGGAGGCCCTGCGTGAGAACATCGAGGGTCAGAACTACGAGAGCATCGTCACCGACCTGATGACGACCCAGCTCGGCATCGACCGTGAAGACCTGATGCTCAACGCTGACAGCGCCACCGACGCCAGCGACTCCGACTACGACTTCCTGAAGGTCAACGATGGCTGGATTAAGCAGATCAAGGCTTCCGGTCACACCCTGAACCGTGGCTCCGTCAACGCGGGCGCGATGACCGATGGCGTGTTCTACGACATGCTGCTGGCGCTGCCCGACAAGTACGCGGACAACAGCCTGCGCTGGCTGATGGCCCCGTCCCGCAAGACCCAGTGGGAGAAGTTCCTCGTGGAGCAGGCCCGCACCTCTGGTGGCGCTGTCACTGACGGCATGATCAACAATCCTGCCGGTCACCCCATCGTCACCGTCCCCAACTTCCCCGCCGATGCGATTCTGCTGGTCAATCCCCAGAACCTGATCTGCGTGGACACCTACGACGTCATCATAGCCGCTTCATCACGAGGCGGCTTCCTTCGTTTTGGAAGGAGGCGATAGATTGATTACCTTGAAGCTGACGCACGGCTTGAGCCACAGCAACGGCTATGTCAGCGCCACCCAGCGCAACCCCTTTGTCGAGGTCGAGGACGAGGCCATCGCGCAGTTTTGCATCAACAGCGGCTACTTTGCCCGCGTAGACGGCAAGATGCCCGCCGACGAGGCCACCAAGGCCCCTGCGCAGACGCGGGAAGCCCCGCAGGAGAAGCCCGTCACCCAGAAGCCCAGCGCCGAGAGCGCCGCTCCCGCTGACGACGAGGACGAGCTGGAAAGCATGACGGTCGCGGAGCTGAAAGCCTACGCGGAGACCGTTGGCATTGATCTCGGCAAGCTGACCAAGAAGCCGGACATCGTGAACGCCATCCGCAAGGCAGAAGCCGAGTAAGGAGGGTTCCGCATGGCCGTGAAAAGACCGTGGGTTTACCCGGATGACGTGCGGGACTACTCCTCGTTCGAGGACGTGAAAGCCCGTGACGACGACAAGCTGGACATCGACATCGTGCGAGCGGAGCAGATGGTCATCGCCTACACCCACAACGACTTCTCCGGCGACGAGTACGAGGAGATTCCCAAGAGCGTGAGGACGGCGGTGATACTGCTGGCGGAGCGCTTCGCCCATTCCTCGTACCTGATCACGCGCAAGTACACCAGCGAGACGTTCGACGACTACAGCTATACGGCCAATGATTCGGAAGTCTCGCTCACGGAAATGGGACTGGGTTCGCTGCTCGACCCATACGTGATCTCCCAAGCGAACGGAACCGTGTTCATGCGGCTGCGGAAGCTGTAAGGAGGGCTGCGACATGGCGTTGGAAGATTTCTTCGACCATAAGTGCGACCTGTATCACATCATCGGGGACGAGGATTCTCCGGGCTACGGCCTGCCGGGAAGCCCGTCATTCAACTACCCGGACACCCCTGACGTGGCGGACGTGGATTGCCACTTCGCACAGGGCAGCTCTGGCGGCACCGTGAACACATTGGTGCAGAATCTCCCGGAGCATGCCTACGAGGAGCGCATCAAGCTGACGTTGCCGATTGGCACCGACATCCGCGTGAACGACAAGGTTCTCGACAAGAGAACCAACCTCGAATTCATCGCCGAATTACCGAGGAACATCCGCAACCACCACATCTACGTTTGGGTGAAGCGGGAAGGAACGGAAGTGGGACTGTAATGGCCGAGATCACAATCGACATGTCCGAGTATGAAGCCTTTTTCGCCCGGATGAAGCAAGCAGGCAGCGGAGCCTTTGAAAAGGAGATCGGCCTTTTCTTCGAGGGGCTTGGCGAGGAGTTCCTGCGCGTGATTCAGGACGAGATCATATCCGCTGGCGCGGTGGACACCCGCCTGATGCTTATATCGTTCAGCAGGGGCGGCGGCAACAACGTGTGGGAGGTCTCGGACGGCGGCTTGACGCTGACGGTCGGCTCCACGCTCGACTACGCCCAGTGGGTGAACGACGGGCACTGGGCCAACCCCGGAGGCGTTCAGGTGCGCTTCGTGCCCGGCTCATGGTCTGGCGACCGTTTCGTCTACTCGCCCGGCGCGAAGGGCGGCATGATTCTACATCAACAGTGGGTCGAGGGCTATCACTTCTGGGAGAGTGGTTTGCGAATCATCGAGAAGATGATTCCACACTTCCTCGAAGCGAAGCTGCAACAGTGGCTGGACAAGTATTTCAGCGGATTCTAAACACCAACAGGAGGCGATGTCGATGCACGGACTTGAGCAGGAGGTCGCCAGCTATGCGCGTTTCATCATTTCCGCGCTTGAAGACGTCACTCCGTACTACTGGGAGATTCCTCAAGGCTTCGCCATCCCGTCCGTTTTCTTCCCCACCCCGGAGATCGAGACGAACGGCGATTCCCTGAACACCTACGAAATGGCCTACACGTGGTTCGTGAAGCTGTTTCACAAGACTGACGGCGAGGCACAAAACCTCGCCCTGACCGCGCTCACAGCGATCAAGCGGGCGCGTAACTGCATACCGCTTATGAACGAAGACGGGAGCGAGGTCGGGAAATGCTTTCGAGTGCTCGACCCGTCGATCAAGCAGGTTGAGCGTGGCGCGTGGCAACTCCAACTTCGCTGGGAAAGCCCGCGCTACTACAACGAAGCCGATTTTGATGGCGAGGCCGTCGAACGCACTGTGCAGGCATCAAGCCTGCATTTTGCTTTGAATGGCGCACCTGACGCCATCGTCGCGGGAGAATGATCGGGCACCAAAGCAATGAGCGAAAGGAGGATTGTGGCATGAACAAGGAGCAGCCGCCCATTGAGGCGGTAGACACCAAGGCTGGCAAGGGCAAGCCTGTCGTGACGGCCAAGCCTGTCGCGGCGTCCACCGAGCCTGTCTTTACCGTCGCGCAACTGCGTCCGTCTGCAAGGAACCTGTTCGGGATTTCCCAGAGCACCTACGACGGCGCAACGTGTGACATCGACCCGGAGCAGACGTTCACGGTCGAGGCCATGCGTGAACATATCGACAAATGGTTGAAGGAGGAATACTGATTATGGCTGGCGGAACCTTTACTCTGTCTGGCAAGAAGGTGCGTCCCGGCACCTATATCAACGTCAAGTCCGGCAAGGCCAGCTCCGTCGCGGTCAATCTGGAGGGCGCTGTCGTCCTGCCGCTGATCGGCGCGAGCTACGGCCCCGGCAAGGAGTTCATCAAGATTGATGCCTCCGCGCCCGATGCGAACCTGTCCAAGCTCGGCATGAGCGTGTACGATGACGACCCCATGATGCTGCTCATTCGTGAGACGCTCAAGGGCTGCGGCACCGTGTACGTGTTCATCCCCACCGAGGGCAGCAAGGCCACCGTCGTCATCGGCGAGGTGCTGACCTGCACCGCCAAGCACGGCGGCACGCTCGGCAACAAGCTCAAGGTGGCGGTCGTCGCCAATGCCGAACTCGGCACCGGCTACTTCAACGTGGCCGTGTATCTGGACGACACTCTGGTGGAGAACCACAGCGGCGTCAAGACCGTTGGCGATCTGGCTGGTGTCTCCGATTACATCGACTTCACCGGCACCGCCGCGACCGCGCTGGTTGCCAACGCGGGCACCGCCCTGACTGGCGGCACGAACGGCACCATGAGCAACGCCGACTTCACGGCGATGCTGGATGCCTCCGAGACGCTGGACTACACCGTGTTCGCGTTCCCTTACAGCGCGACCACCTACTCCGCCCTCGTCACCGCGATTCGCAGCAAGATCAAGTATTTTGCCGAGGACGCGGGCAAGGACGTGTTCGGCGTTCTGTCCGGCGTCGCCGGCGGCCAGGCCTATATGGCAAACACGCTGACACGGC